AAACTCTGTGGATATACAGGAAAGATAACCCATACTTTATTTTTTTTAAGTGCCTGATCTAGTGCTGCAACTAGAGATAATGTTGATTTACCCCATCTCCTACCACATACAGCTATCACATGGCGATTAAGATTCAGAGCTTTTATTACTTCTACTTGTCCAGAATGTAAATCAGGTGGATTAGCCTCAATATTCTGAGTCGCCATCTTGTTCCCAATCCCATTTAAAATTAATCTGAGGATATTCAATATTTGTAACTTGTACTTGTGGATTGCCAATACCATAGATTTGAGAGATTATCTTATAACAAATGTCAAGAATACCTTTCAAATCAGTAGGATTCATACTAGCTAAATCCCTTTCATTTATTTCCCCTATGATTTTAAATACGAGTGGTTTTATTACATCTGCTAAATCTCTTGCTGTTTCTCCTACTTGAGCTAAAACAGTAGCTATCAACTGCTCATTTAGCATTTTGTTAATAGCCTCTACCCTGTCAATCCATTGATTTTTGCTAGAAATTTGTTTAATTCTTCTCTCTGTGAGAGTGTAATTATTGGAAACTTTTTTGAGTGTTCTTCCTGCTCCTAAAGATAAATAATATTGAAATCTTTTGAAATCAGTATTGGTTTCTCCTACCTGTTGCTGATGAGGTAATGCTATGTGCATATCATCTATGTACTCCATAAGATAACTATAACTTATTAATGACTAAATGAGCCATATTTACAATTACATATAGTTATTATCGTTCCATGCTCGTTTATGAATACACTATCCATTATTGCGAAAGCTGATTGTTAAAAGCCATATTGTAAGCGTAATAACTAAACCTACGCCTGTAATCGTTGCAGCTTGTCCGGAAAGTGTCAAATAAGAAATTATTAGCCCCAAAATTGTCCAACTGAGAGCTAGTGTTTCTCTGATCGCCTCAACTAACCATTTCCATATCTTTTCTATCATCCTGTTCTCCTCGTTACCATACTAAACATACTTGCTATTCTTGTTAAAACTACCGGGATTAAAACTTCTTGGGCTTTTTCTTTTTGAGATTCGGGCATGGAAGTTATCTCTGCGAAACTTATCTCTGCTAAATCTACATCAAGCAAAGTTCCAAAAGGATCTTCAAGTAATTGTTCTGCCCTTATCTCACTCTGAACATCTGCTAAGTTATAAGGCTGTAAGGAATCCTCAGCATTTTCTATTGCTCTTTCAACATATTCCTCAACTGCTTGTTCTACAACCTCATCTGTTTCAACTAACTCTGCGTAGATCTCTACATCTTCTGCCTCAACATTTAAAACTTCAGCAACACTTTCTACTTCTTCTTCTGTAAGATCTTCTATAACTTCTGTACTAACAACCTCTGTAACAACTGCTTGAACTATCTTTTGTGTTTGTGTATCTGCAACTTCAAGACTCTCAACCGAAACTTCTGCTACCTGTTCCACAACTGTTGTAAGTTCTTCCACAGTCAATGTTTCTACAAACTCCTCTACAACCTCTTCTAACTCTTCCTCATAGATTATCTGCTCTTCTTCACTAAGATTTTCAATCTCTTCTTCATCAAGTATTTCTATCTCTTGTTCTTCAAAAACTGTTTCTAATTCCTCTACATCAACAACTTCTTCAATAATTTCTTCCGCCACTGCAACCAAAATTATCTCTTCTTCCTCTGTGATTTCTTCTTTGTCTTTCTCTTTTAGATCCTCAAACTCTTCTTTTGTTATTTCTTCTGGCAATATTTCTTCAAGTATTTCTTCTTCTATTTCCTCAATAACTTCCTCTGTAAATACTTCAACAAATATTTCTTCTTCTATTTCTTCCTCTATCTCTTCAAATTCTGTATCCCAATCATCAATTTCATCTTCTTTTATTTGTTCTTGAACTTCCTCTAAGTCTTTTTTCTTCTGTTCTTCAGATGGTGGGAATATATCTGTTTCAATGTAAAAATCAACCATATCAATCTCTATATCTTCTAAATCTTCAATAATCACAAACTCAAACTCTTCCAAATCTTCTAAATACTCTTCAACTTCTATGATTGTTTCAAGATATTCTTCAATGTCCTCTTCACTTTCAAATACAAATATTTCAATCTCTTCTTCATATTCAAGCCTTTTGACATCTTTTTCCATCTCAAACTCAAGCTCTTCCAACTCTTCTTCAGTAAGTTCAATGTATTCAACTTGATCTTCATCTGTAATGACAAATATATCATCATCTCCATCAATAAATTCATCTCCGATTTCAATCTCTTCTTCAATGATTTCAATATCATAATTATCTAAATCTCCTCTTTCTACCTGAGCATCTGTTAGCTCAACTCCATAAAGTTCTAAATTCCTTTGTCGCTCATTATCACGATCTTTATCGCCATCTTGTATCTGATCTTCTGTATATTCAGCAACAGATCCATCATCCATTATAACCTCAACTACTTCTGGCTCAGGCTCAGGCTCTGGCTCTGGTGGAGGTGGCATATAAATAGTTGTAGTTGTAGTAGTTGGTGGTACATATTCAGTTGTTTCAAAATTATTACTATCTCCATTTGAACAACTCTGATTATTATTTAAATCTCCACATGATGCTATTTCCCAATAAAAAGTACCTGTTTGTATATTTGTCTTATCTAATGTGTAAGATGTTGCATTGACATCATCAATAATTATTCTTGTCCAATTTTGATTGTCATAACTGTAATTTATATGAAAAGCTACTAAATCAACTTCTCCCGGATTATATTCCCAATTAAAAAAAACATCTTCTCCACCATAATTTACAGAAGTATTTGTTGGTGCATTTGGTGCTGTTATCGGAACAGTTGTAGTAGTTGTAGTTGTAGAAGTAGTAGTGGTAGTAGTAGGTGGAACAGTAGTCGTTGTAGTAGTAGAAGAAGAAGTAGTAGTCGTAGAAGAAGTAGTAGTTGTAGTTGTTGTGCTTGTATCAGTACAAGTATTAGTTGGAGAAGTCCAAGATCCTAAATTAACAAAAGGTAATTGATTAGGTATTGAAATTGATTGTTCTGCTGTTAATGTACTAAAGCTATTATCTGAATCATTATCAGCTCTAATTTTTGTTCTAAATGTACCATAAGGATTCTCAAAATATGTTTGTAGATCCTCCAAAGAAAAGACATGATATTGCCAAGATAAGTTGTTTCCATGTCCAAAGGATGTAGAAATACAATATGCAGTTGAAGTATCTAATTCATTATCGCTAATTGTAAACCATATTGTATATTTTTCTGGTGGGCTATCTTCAAATCCATCAGATGAATATATACCAACAGTTAGATCTCCTGTTGAAGTATCTAATGCTATTGATTGATTATATGGTGGCTGTGTAGGTACATGATCTGCTAAAACACTTGTTGGGCATATAAGACATAAAGCAAAAACAATTCTACTTATCCTCCGGAACAACAACCCTGCCCACAACAGTCCATCTTAAGCCCCCTCACATCATTGTTCTCAGAAGAACAGCAAATGATATGATTACGCCAACATAACTAAAAAACTCTGTTTTACCTAACTTTGTGTTTGTCTTTTCGTGTAATTCATCAATACGCTGATTGATCTCACGCTGCCCCTCAATAACAAGCATAATCATTTCTTTTGTTGTCATTCCATTATTTTCTACCATGTTTCTAATGTAGTTCAAAGATTAGATATTCTGAAATCTTGACTTTGTTTTTGTTATCTTCTTCTATCATGTAAGAAATCGCACCATATTTTTTCTTTATTTGAAAAAGTATCTTGCCATATCTCCATATTAAGTCTTGTGTTTCAGGCTCTATAAAATCAGTAGTTGCCTCTACAAACCTTATCTTTTGATGTTTTTTAAAATGGGGAATTGCCATCATTGTAGTAGTGCATTCTCTTTGCAACTTTTCTGTACTCAGATTCTCTAATGGCTTTACCTAGTAATCTATCCTCCTCTTTCTTCAATTCAACTACCACAGCATATAACAAAGCAATCAGATCCAGATAAAATT